CACGGGTTGTCCAGTGCATTCCAGACACACTCAAATATGTGCATGGCGGATGGGCCACCATCAAATCCCATTTGTCGTGCATCACATCGCGCACATCCCCTTGGTAGTGCGGCCCAAGCTGATCTGTTGGCAGCAGGTCACAGCTCATGGCCTCATGGCCTTCACGGATGAAGGCATCACGCACTCGGCCAGAATATTCACAGGCGACAAGAACTCTCATGCAACCACCCTTCCACCAAACTGCTTGCGCATGTCGTGCAGTTGCGTCCAGCCCTTGTCCGCGCATGCGGAGGCATTGGCCAGCAACTCCTTGGACCCAAACACGCCATCAATTTCAGGGTCGCCATTGGCTACATTCGTGCCATTGATCTCATACACGGCGGTGTAATCATCCGGCCCATCCTTGCGCTGCCACGGCACCAGATCAGGGTGCAGGACATGGCCCTCGCAGCCGGTGCGTTGGGCCTCCACCGGAATCACGTCATCCCACTTCGCACAGTGCCAAGTTGAATCAGAAAGTGGGGTCGACATTGCGCAGGTGCGGCAATTGACGTGCTTGGTTATTTTGGTCTGGTGGCAAAACTCATGCGCGTCGCAGAACTTGCACTGATACCAACTCGGGTCAGCGTTCAGCGGCTCAGGCATCCGGTCAGTCATGGCAATGCGCTGGCCCCGCTCGATGGCCTTGCCTGCCACATCCTTGTCGAACTTCACGCGCTCGGTGTGGATGCGGTCATCATCTTTGCAGACAGCCAGGTACAAAGCACGGTCAATCTGTGTGCCGGCCATGTAAACCTGCATCTGCACAAAATGCTCAGGCTTCGACTTCTCCACGCCATGCTTCACCAGGTCATCAAAAGACTTTTTACTATGCGTTTTGAACTCGGCCACATGCTTGGTCTTCGGGGCATCAGGTACGCCAGAATCGATAATGGCGTCCAAACTCCCAGACACATGACTGCCAAAGTCAACCCGATGTTGGCTTGACACATTGCGCACATCCATGCCAATCGCACGCAGGTCAGAAATAATATTCGGTTCCTCCTGATGCCCCCGGCGAAACAATCGCAGGATGCGGCCAGGAAATGTTGGTTGCACAGCCCAGCGAAACGATAGCCACAGTTTGCGGTCACAAGGGTGGCCCAGGCCACTGGCCCCCATGTGAGGGCGTGGCACCTCGGCCTGCTTCTCGTGGTGCTTGTCAATTAAAGACTGGATGGTATACTCTGACTCGGGAATCTTCATGTTGTCTCTCCTTTGAGAATTTGCCCAGGCCTTCAACAGCCTGGGCATTTTTTTCGCTTACTTCTTAGCCCAAGGCGGTGCGGCCTTGGCAGGCGCTGCCGGAGCAGCCTCGGCCTGCTTTACAAATGGCGGTGCGCTGGCAGTAGGAGCTGCACTGCCCGAGATTGACTTAAACGCCTTCACCTCGTTGCTCGCCCCGTACTGCGCGTCTTTCTTCACTTCCAGCTTAATGCTCAACTGCCCACCGATCAACTGGTCAGTGTCCGTCACCTTTGCCAGCCCAATCGCACGCATGATGTCTCCTAGCTGCTGGCGGCCGATCTCCTCGGCCTTGGGGTTGGCGTTCTTGATGTTCAGATTGCCAAACACCACACGACCTTGATGGCTCGGGCCGGTGATGTCATAGCGCAGTTTGATGTACTGGCCATTGCCAGCCTTAGTTGCCTTCAACTCAGACTGAGAGATGGTGGCGGTGTACCAGCCAGCAGGCAGAGGCTCAAAGTTGCCATTGCCTTGAGGCAGTTCGTTGACGTTGAATTCTTCGTTTAAAAAAGCCATGATTTACTCCAAAAAAAATTAACTTAATTTTCATCGCCAAGGCCAAGGCCAGAGCCAAGGCCAGAGCCAGAGCCAGAGCCAGAGCCAGAGCCAGAGCCAAGGCCATCGCCAGAGCCATAGCCAGAGCCATAGCCAGAGCCATAGCCAGAGCCATAGCCAGAGCCAAGGCCATAGCCAGAGCCATAGCCATAGCCATAGCCATAGCCATCGCCAGAGCCAGAGCCAAGGCCAGAGTTAGAGCCAGAGCCAAGGCCATAGCCAGAGCCATAGCCAGAGCCATCGCCATAGCCATAGCCATCGCCAGAGCCAAGGCCATCGCCAGAGCCATAGTCATAGCCAGAGCCACTTAAAAAGTGTTTTTGCTTAGGCATTGATTGATGCCTTTGAAATATCACTGCAAACAATCAATTCACAAACACCAGTCAACGAAATGAGCGGGTTCATGGTGTCAACTTTACTGTCTGACTTGATGCCATTTTGAGCTACGCCAGAAAGGGCAATACCATCTTTGGCTTTCCAAGACCACAAACGGCGGGAATCTTTGAGGATGACTTCTTCGCCATCTGCTGAAACGACTTCGCCAGCATGAACGCCAGCGGAATAGCAACGGGCGATGACGTATTTGCCAACAAAAGGATGATCTTTCTTGGCGGGTTGTTGGTTGGAAAACATGGCCGCGATTTCTTTGAGTTGGCCAAAAGTCAAATTGTCAATGTTCATGATTTACTCCTTGGGGATGATTTTGAAAGATGGGCGGCCAGGCTTTGCCGTAATTGCACCGGCCAGAGGCCCAGTGATCGTTGCGTCGGCAGCTTTCCACGCCGTCATGTTTATTTCAGGCTTCCAGCGAAACAGCTTGGCCAAGTGGTCTGTCAAACCAAACTCGGCGGCCAGCTCCTGCACCTTTTCACCATCGACCTTGCGGTCAATGCGGCCAGAGATTTTCACCACAAAGCCCTCGGGCTCCGCAGTCTCAGTATCCTCGAAGTTCTCGGCCACAGCCAACAGCTTGACAATCTGGTCCTCGATCTTGCGGCGCTCAGTCGTGGCCAGCTCCTCGTCAAACTTGTGCTGCAACCACTGGCGCGACAGTTCTTTCAGGTCGGGCTGCATCATGCTGTGTACTCCAGTGCTTGCAATTTGCTGATTTTTTCGTTGATGCCATCCACAGATCTTTGAAAGTCGGCCATCACCTTTTGCTTGTGCTTTTTCAGCGCGGCAATTTGCTGTGCGCGTGGGTCGTAGTTGTCTGGCACTTCGACCTCGATCTCTTGCTCTCCGACGTAAGTGCCGAAGTCGTCGTCGTCAGACTTAAAACTAAAAACCGTGAACTTGCCCTCGTCGTCCCACGAGTATTTGATGTAGTGGATGTATGCTGTGATTTTGACTTTCATGCTTTGCCCCCGATCTTGGCAATAATCGCGCCCAGGTCTGGGGCTTCCCAGCCAGACAGCTTGCCCGAGCGATCCTTGGCCAGCCACAGGCCATCCGAGTCGCACATCAGCGCACGCTGGGTCACACCCTCGGCATCACGCTCAACACGCAGCGCCAGCACTTCATCAAAGAAGTAAGGCAGGCCTTGGGTCAGGCTTTTGCCAGGCATGCCTGGGTTGTAAAGCATCTTGCCCATTTCGTCGGTGGACTTCTCCAGCTTGGCGCTCATGAACACATGCTTGCCAGGCAGATCACGGAAGGCCCGAATCAGCTCTTGCATGGTGCTGTTCATTTCACCATAGGCAGCGCGGCCATCCTTGGACTTCTTCATTTCGTGGTGCAGTACAACTTCGGCCACTTCCGAAATGCTGTCCAGCGCTACCGACTCAAAGCCTGCGGCCTCTTTGGAATCCTTGCACCAGCTAAACGCCTCGCGCAGATCGTCCATGCTTGTAATTTCGATGTAAGGCAGGTCAGCATCCTGGATGGACAGCAGGCCACCCTCGGCTGAAAGCACAATCACGTTGGGCAACGTCTGCACCAGCGTGGTCTTGCCTGCACCCGCTGCGCCGTACACCAACAACTTCACACCATTGGCAGACAAGCTGCCTGTCGATTTCAAATTGATAGCCATTTGGCTCTCCTTTTTTTTTGCACCTCCGTCTGGGAATCAGTTCGAGGTGTGCTTGCATCATAAACCAAAAATAAGGTATAGTGCAAGCACTTCCGCAAATATTTTTTCTAAGGTGCAAATTATGATGACTGTTGAGCAAATCAAAAAACGGCTGAAAGATGCCAATCTAAAGCGAGTGGCCGAGAATGCCGGTGTCCATCCGGCTACGGTTTATAGGTTCATGCAAGAGGAATCAAAGCCCCTGTATGAGACGGTCAAAGCCCTGAGCGACTATCTCATCAGGCAGGCGGCATCACATGGCTGACCTCTCAAACATCCTCGGCGGCCCATGGGCTCCACCACCAGAGAAACTTGTAGCGCCACCAGAAGCACAGCTCCTAGATGCCATGCGTGCAGCAGGCCTTGAACCACCAGACGAGATACACATGGACGGGAAAATCCATCGTTTCAAGTCAGGCACCAAAGGCTCACCAGGACACGGCGACAAGCCCGGCTGGTATTTGGTGTTTGGAGATGGCATTCCAGCCGGTCGGTTTGGCTGCTGGCGCGCAGGCATGGAAGTGACCTGGCGTGCAGACGTAGGACGCAAACTTAACCAGGCCGAAGAAATGTCCCATGCCCGGCGCCTCAGCGAGTCCAAGGCCATGCGCGATGCAGCCCTGGAGCGTCAACACCAGCTGGCCAGCGACACAGTGGAGAAAATCTGGACAGGCGCTCAGGCAGCTTTGCCAGATCACCCCTACTTGGCCAAAAAGGGCATCGGCGTTCACGGCGCCAGGGCCACAGGAGACGGTCGGCTTGTCGTCCCCCTCTACGATTCAGACGGCACAATCTCCAGCCTCCAATACATCGACCACCAAGGCGGAAAGCTCTACCACCCAGGTGGCCAGACAGGCGGCAAGTTTTGGATGCTAGGCACCACAGACGAGCCCGGCACCCTATACGTTGCCGAAGGCTTCGCAACCGCGGCCACCATCCATGAGACCACAGGCAGGCCAGTCGTGGTGGCCTACAGCGCCAGCAACTTGGTGCCAGTCACAGGCACACTCCGAGAAATGCACGGCGCAACCCAGGACATCGTTATCGTGGCAGACAATGACAGCTCAGGCGTTGGCCAACGCTACGCAGAACAGGCCAGCGCCAAGTTTGGGGCCAGGATGGTCATGCCACCCATCCAAGGCGATGCCAACGATTACGCCAAAGCAGGCAACGACCTGGCCAGCCTTCTCATGCCCTCCCACGATGACTGGCTCATCCCTGCGGATGACTTCTGCTCTCAGCCATCCCCCATCAGCTGGCTCGTCAAGCGATGGATTCAATCCCAAGCATTGGTGATGGTGCATGGCCCAAGCGGTGGCGGAAAGACATTCGTGGTGCTCGACTGGTGCCTGCGCATGGCCAGCGGAACAGAAGACTGGGCAGGCCACAAGGTCAGGAACGGCAACGTGGTGTATCTGGCCGGTGAAGGCCACCACGGTTTGCGCGGCAGGGTGGCAGCTTGGAAGCACCACCACAAAGCAGGCAAACTGGACATGTGGCTCTCCAAAGATGGCTGCGACCTCAACACCCCGACCGGATACCTCAAAGTGGTCGAGCAGGTCAGGATGCTGAAAGACAGACCTAGCGTGATCGTGGTCGATACCCTGCACCGATTCTTGGCTGGAGACGAAAACAGCGCTCAAGATGCCAAGACCATGCTGGACGCATGCAATGCTCTCATGATGGAATTCAACTGCTCGGTGATCTTGGTGCACCACACAGGCGTGTCAGACGAAGCCCAGCACCGGGCACGCGGATCCAGCGCTTGGCGCGGCGCTCTCGACATCGAGATTAGCATCGTGCCAGGCAAGGACGACCAGCCAATGCAGATCGTCCAGCGCAAGTCCAAAGACGCAGAACTGGCCGAGACCGTTTTCGTGGAACTTCACACAGTCGAGATCCCAGGCTGGCGCGATGAAGACGACCAGCAAGTCACCAGCGCAGTCGTTGTGGAGGCCTCAGCACCCGCTCAGGCCAGCAAAAAGGACAGCAAGATCGACACCCACCGCAAGACATTTGAAAACGCATGGTGGGCATCAGGAGCCGAAGAGCGTAATGGTTTACCCTACCTCAGCCGCTCGGCAATGACAGACTATTTGGTGCAAAAACTTGCCCTCAGCAAGGCTTCGGCCAAGCAATACATCAAGCCAAGCGTGCCAGGAAAACCCATCGCAGATCTTCTCACAGCACAAATTATCGAGGCCTTTGAGCATGGCTGGATTGTCATCGACCAAGTTCAGGCCAGCGCAATGCTGATCCGAAAATCAATGCCATGATCAAAGGCCACACAACGCCGCCAACCGGGTCGTTCACCCTGTTGTTTTATTGGCCAAATATGCCTGAAACCCGCATGGATATTGCGCAAGCAGCTACTTAATTGATAGCACGTCATGCTTAACTTTTTACCCTCCCCCCTGATCAGCCTGCTCGCTGGTTTGCTCATGGTGCTCAACGCCCTGTTCTGGGTGCCCATTCTGTTGGTGTTTGCATCGCTCAAGCTGGTGCTGCCCTTTAAGGCGTTGCGCCTGCGCATTGACCCCGTGTTGCTGTTCATTGCCGAGGCCTGGATTTCGGGCAACAGCGCCTGGATGGGCTTGACGCAGCGCACGGTGTGGGACGTGCAAGGCGTCGACGGGCTTGACCCGCACAGTTGGTACCTGGTCAACAGCAACCACCAGTCCTGGGTGGACATTCTGGTGCTCCAGCACCTGCTGAACCGGCGCATCCCCCTGCTCAAGTTTTTTATCAAGCAGCAACTCATCTGGGTGCCGGTGATGGGCTTGGCCTGGTGGGCGCTGGATTTTCCGTTCATGCGCCGCCACAGCGAGGAATTTCTAAAAAAGCACCCCGAGTTGCGCGGCAAAGACCAGGAAACCACCCGCAAAGCCTGCGAGAAATTTGCCCTGATTCCCACCAGCGTCATGAGTTTTATGGAGGGCACACGTTTTACGCCCGCCAAACACGCCAAACAGAAGTCGCCCTACCAGCACCTGCTCAAACCCAAGGCGGGCGGCATGGCCATGGCGCTGAACGCCATGGGCGACAAGTTTCAAGCCATTCTGGACGTGACCATCGTCTACCCCGACGGAGCCCCCACATTTGCCGAATTTTTGGGCGGCAAAATGCGCCGGGTGGTGGTGCGGGTGCGTTCCCTGCCGATTCCGGCGCACCTGCTGCAGGGCGACTATGCGCAAGACCCCGCATTTCGCGAAGCGTTCTCGCAGTGGGTGCAACAGCTCTGTTATCCACAAGTTATCCACAGGCAGTATTGCGGTAACTGGTAACCGCAACGTAAAAAAACGTAATTGTTACCAGGGGCAAAAACAGCGATTTATGGTAACTTTTGGTAACACCCCCCTTTAGGGGGGTTACCTGTTACCTATCGATGCAGCGAGAACTGACACTAACCAACCAAGCTAACCATCAAAAAAGTTATCCACAGGCAGATTTAAATGACCAAACAAAGAGAAACCCCAGACTTCAAGACCTGGCAGCTTGACACCCTGGCCAAGTTTGCGACCGAGTGCTATCTTCGGCTGCAAGACGAGCAAGCCGCAAACGAGCAACTCCGCCTCGACCTCAAAGATGCCATGAAACTGGCGCGAATCCAAAACATGAAGGACAATGCAGCATGACCACGAAAACACACAAAACGAAAGCAGCAAAGCCCACCAAGCCAGGCAGTGAAGACCGGGCCAAGGTCAGTGCATTGGTGCTGCAAGGGATGCGCAGTGGCTTGAGTGCTTTTAAGGCGTGCAAGGCCGCAGGCGTCAATCAAAGCACCTTCAACGATTGGCTCAACGCTGACGCCGCCTTGGCCGCAGACTATGCGCGTGCGCGGGAAGACCTGCTTGAGATGATGGCAAGCGATTTGCTCGACATTGCCGACCGTCCAGTGGGCTCGACCGAATCAGGCGCGACAGACTCGGGCGCAGTGGCTGATAAAAAGGTGCAAATTGACACCCGCAAATGGCTGTTGTCCAAGCTGGCTCCCAAGAAGTACGGGGACAGGCTTGAGTTGGCTGGAGACAAAGAAAATCCATTGCACGTAAAACAGACAATTGATGCCAGCAAATTGTCAACAGATGTTTTGGCGCAAATCATGGCCGCAAAAGATGCAACTGACGCAAGCTGACCTGCTGGCCATTGAGCGCGAGCTGTGCAGGAGAAGCCTGGCCGAGTTTGCTAAGCGAGCTTGGCGCGTGCTTGAACCGGCTGCCGAGCTGAAGTGGGGATGGGCGCTGGACGCCATCTGCCTGCACTTGGAGGCCGTGACCAAGGGTGAAATCACCCGCCTTCTGATGAACGTGCCACCCGGGTCCATGAAGTCCCTTCTGACCGGCGTGATCTGGCCAGCATGGGAATGGGGGCCAAGAAACCTGCCCGAGATGCGCTTTGTCGGAACTGCCCACGAAGAACAACTGGCTATCCGAGATAGCCGACGATGCCGAGATCTGATCAAGTCAGAGTGGTTTCAGAAGCTCTGGCCTCTTGACTTGCTGGCCGACTTAGACGGGAAGCGCGAGTTCGGAAACACCAGCAAGGGCGTGCGCCAAGCTCGTTCATTCACCAGCATGACCGGCGTTCGTGGCGACAGGGTGATTTTGGATGACCCGATCAGCGCCGACAATGCCAACAGCACAGCAAAGCTAGAAGCCGCACGGGTTTCCTTCACCGAAACCCTTCCAACCCGAGTCAACTCCGACAAGTCTGCCATTGTGGTCATCATGCAACGCCTGAACGAGAAAGACATCTCCGGCGTCATCAAGGAGATGGGCCTGCATTACATTCACCTGTGCATCCCGATGCGCTTTGAGGCAGCCTTCCGCTGCACCACCAGCATAGGCTGGACAGATCCGCGCACTCATGATGGTGAATTGATGTTCCCCGAGCGTTTCGGCGAGGCCCAGGTGGCCGAACTGGAGAAAACATTGGGCACCTACGGAACAGCCGGACAGCTTCAGCAACGGCCAGCACCCCGAGGCGGCGGCATCATCAACACCGAATGGTTCAAGTACTGGTCAAGCATTCCTCAGCTTGAGTTCCGCTTCCTGACCGTGGACACAGCTCAAAAAACAGCCGACCACAACGACTGGACGGTGTTGCAGTGCTGGGCACGCTCGACTGTTGGTCAAGCCGTGAAGCTCGATCAGATTCGAGGCAAGTGGGAGGCTCCAGAGCTGCTGGTGCAGGCCAGGGCTTTTTGGCTAAAGCACCTGAACGACCAGCGCCCCGTGGCCCTAGGCTCTGTCATGCGCGGCATGTACGTCGAAGACAAGGTTTCTGGCACAGGCTTGATCCAGACCTTCCGGCGCGAGGGAATCCCCGTGGTGGCCGTGCAGCGCAACAAGGACAAAATCAGCCGAGGCTATGACGCAGCCCCGTTCATCGAGGTTGGCAACGTCCTGTTGCCGAACGATGCGCCATGGCTGTCTGAATTCCTGGCCGAGGTGGCCGCTTTCCCTTCTGGTGCACACGATGATCAACTCGACCCCATGTTTGACGCAATCAACTTGGTACAAAGAATGCCGGCCAATAGACAGCAAACAGTCATCCCATTGCCAAATGTAAAAAAGTGGTGATTTTTAAGAGCTGGTGAGACAATCGCACAATTCACAAGGACACCCGACCATGGCCCGACTATCCACAGAACAACGCCTCGCCAACCTGCACCAGGAAGCACTGGAGCAATTCGACGACGTGCAAAGCGCCCTGCGTGACGAGCGTTTGCAATGCCTGCAAGACCGGCGCTTCTACTCCCTAGCAGGCGCTCAGTGGGAAGGCCCACTCTTGGATCAGTACGAGAACAAACCCAAGTTCGAGGTGAACAAGATCATGCTGGCCGTGATCCGAGTTGTGAATGAATACAGGAATAACAGAATTACGGTGGACTACGTGTCCAAAGACGGCCAAGAAAACGACAAGCTGGCCGAGGTCTGCGACGGTCTGTATCGTGCAGATGAGCAGGCATCCGTCGCAGATGAGGCCTACGACAACGCATTCGAGGAAGCAGTCGGCGGCGGCATCGGCGCATGGCGTTTGCGTACAGTCTACGAAGACGAAGAGAACGACGAAGACGACCGCCAGCGCATCAGGATAGAACCCATCTTCGACGCTGACAGCTCCGTGTTCTTTGACCTCGGGGCCAAGCGCCAAGACAAGTCCGACGCCAAGTATTGCTACGTCGTCACCAGCATGACCCGCCAGGCCTACAAAGACACCTGGGAAGACGACCCGGCAAGCTGGCCCAAGATCATCCACCAGTACGAGTTTGACTGGTGCACCCCTGACGTCGTGTTCGTGGCTGAGTATTACAAGGTCGAGGAAAAGACCGAGACCATCCGCATCTTCCAGAACATCGCAGGCGAGGAAGAACGCTACACCCAGGCCGATTTCGCCAACGATGAAACCCTAGAAGAAACCCTTGCGGCCATCGGCAGCCGGGAAGTCCGTCAAAAGAAGGTCAAGCGCAAACGCGTGCGCAAGTACGTCCTAAGCGGTGGAAGGGTCTTGGAGGATGCAGGCTACATCGCAGGCAAGTGCATCCCCATCGTGGTCGTGTACGGCAAGCGTTGGTTTGTGGACAACATCGAGCGTTGCATGGGTCACGTCCGCTTGGCCAAAGATGCCCAGCGCCTCAAGAACATGCAGCTCTCCAAGCTGGGCGAGATCTCCGCACTGTCGTCGGTGGAAAAGCCCATCCTGACCCCCGAGCAGGTCGCAGGCCACCAGGTTATGTGGTCCGAAGACAACCTCAAGGACTACCCGTATCTGCTCATCAACCCGATCACCGACCAGAACGGAAATCAGGCAGTCAGCGGCCCGGTGGCCTACACCCGCGCCCCCAACATCCCTCCGGCCATGGCCGCGCTCTTGCAGATCACCGAGACCGACATGCAAGACATTTTGGGCAACCCAGCCGGGGCTGACAAGATGGTCAGCGGAATGTCAGGCAAAGCCGTCGAGATGATCCAGACTCGCGTGGACATGCAGGCCTTTATTTACATGAGCAACTTCGCCAAGGGCATGAAACGCTGCGGCGAGATCTGGCTCTCCATGGCCAAAGAGGTCTACATCGAAGACAAGCGCAAAATGAAGACCATCGCCCCAACTGGCCAAGCCGGGATGGTCGAACTCATGCAGCCCAGCATCGACCAGGAAACAGGCGAAGTCGTCATGCAAAACGACCTCAGCTCCGCCACCTTTGACGTCGTGGCCGAGGTCGGCCCATCCAGCACCAGCAAGCGCGAGGCCACAGTCCGCGCCCTGACCGGAATGCTCCAGATCACAGCAGACCCAGAGACCCAGCAAGTGATCACGGCCATGGCCATGATGAACATGGAGGGCGAGGGCATCAGCGACGCCAACGCCTACTTCCGCAAGAAGCTCCTGCGCATGGGTGTGGTCAAGCCCACCGACGACGAGGCCCAAGAACTCATGGCCGAAATGCAAGGCCAGCCGCAAGACCCCAACGCCGTCTACCTGCAAGCCGCCGCCGAGGAAGCCACAGCCAAAGCAGCCCAGGCCCGCGCCAGCACCGTCAAGACCGTAGCCGACGCCGAACTAAGCCGCGCCAAAACGGTCGAGACCCTGGCCAACATCGACATGGATTCCCAAGACCATGCGATAAACCTGGCCAAGGAAATCGGCGGCGCCGTTCAGCAACAGATTTAGTCTGTTGTAAGTTAAACGAAAACGGGCGACAATGTAATCAACGGTATCCACCCAGCCGTTTCAATGGGTGAGTTTGACAGGGTCAACGATGAACACACAGGCAGAACAGGAACACGAAACCACAAACGACGACACCGCAGTCCTTGAGGACGAGGCCACCGAGCAACCCGAAGCACAAGCCGAAGGCGATCAGGCCGAGACCCCACAAGACGACGGCGAATCCGACGAGGTTGTTGTCTCCATTGGTGAGGACGCGCCACCTCCCGAAGAACCAGCACACGCGCCCGAATGGGTCCGAGAGCTACGCAAGACGAACCGAGAACTCCAGCGCCAAAACCGCGAACTCCAAACCAAGCTGCAAACCACCGCACAGACTGAGACCAAGCCGGTCGTGCTAGGGGCCAAGCCCAAGTTAGAAGATCACGACTACGACGCCGACAGATTCGAGGAAGCATTGGCCACTTGGTTTGAGCGCAAGCGACAAGCCGACGACGCCAACGCCAAGCAAGAAGCTGAAGTTATGAATCAGCAGAAAGCCTGGCAAGCCAAACTGGATGGCTACGGCAAGGCGAAAGCCGAGCTGCGAGTCAAAGACTTTGACGACGCCGAGGCCGTGGCCCAGGAGCTGTTCAACGTCACCCAGCAAGGCATCATGCTGCAAGGTGCGGATAACCCCGCCCTCGTCGTCTACGCACTCGGAAAGAACTCCAAGAAGGCGCAAGAGCTGGCCGCCATCAAAGACCCCGTAAAGTTTGCCTTTGCGGTAGCGAAACTGGAGAAAGAATTGAAAGTTACCAACCGCAAGGCAGCCCCGCCGCCCGAAAGAATCGTGTCAGGAACTGGCCGAGTCTCTGGGGCGGTGGACTCAACCCTCGAACGGCTGCGCGAAGAAGCGTCGCGTACTGGCAACATGACCAAGGTCATCCAGTACAAGGCGCAAAAGCGTGCAGCATCCAAATGATTTTTTAAGGAAATACCATGGCAAATGCATTTTCAAAAGAAGAACGCGTCGCGTTCGAAAACATCCTTGAAGGCTTTCAGGATGCTTTGGTGCTGTCCCGTAATGTGTCGATCTATAACACCGATCAGACCATGATGGAACGCACAAATAACGTCATCTGGCGTCCTATGCCGTACATCGCGCAGTCGTTTAGCGGTACTGATATGACGTCCAACTTTAAAGATTTTATCCAGCTTTCTGTTCCTGCGTCTATTGGTTTCAGTCGTTCGGTTCCTTGGGTTCTGACAGCTTCCGAGCTGCGCGACAGTCTGCAAGAAGGTCGTCTCGGCGACTCGGCAACACAAAAGCTCGCTAGCGATATCAATACCTCGCTGATGACCGTCGCCGCCAATCAGGGTACATTGGTTGTGAAGCGTACCGCAGCAGCTTCCGGCTTTGATGACGTTGCACTTGCTGAATCATCCATGAACGAAATTGGTGTTCAGCCATTTGATCGTTATCTCGCTCTGTCAACTCGTGATTACAACGGCATGGCGTCTAATCTTGCCGGTCGTCAGACCATGCAGGGCAAGCCTGTCACCGCCTACGAAAAAGCGTTTGTCGGCACCGTGGCCAGCTTTGATACATTCAAGATGGATTACGCCCCCCGCCTTACCGCTGCTGCTGGCGTTAGCGTTACTGTCAATGGCGCAAACCAGTATTTCACGCCGCGCGCAACCTCGACCGCTGGCACCGGCGAGGTGGCGAACGTCGATAACCGCTATCAAAACCTTACCATTGCAGTAGGTTCTGGCACCGTTAAAGTCGGCGATGCATTCACCATTCTTGGAGTCAATGCAGTTCATGCCATCACTAAGCAGGACACCGGGCAGCTCAAGACTTTCCGTATCACTGCAATCGTGTCTGGCGCGGGCGGCTCTGGCGTTGTTACCATCTCCCCGCCGATCATTTCAGGCGGCGGATCAACTGATGCGGAACTTCAGTACAAGAACGTAACTGCCACGCCCGCAAACGGCGCAGCAATTACCTTCCTGAATACTGCTGCCGCTTACGTTAATCCGTTCTGGCAAAAAGACGCGCTGGAGATTCTGCCGGGTCGTTATGCAGTCCCTACGGACGCTGGTGCGGCTGTCATGCGTGCAACTACTGATCAGGGTATTGAGCTGGTCATGCAGAAGCAATACGACATCAACACCATGCGCGTTAAGTACCGTCTGGATACCCTGTTCGGCGTTGTGAATAAGCAGCCCGAAATGTCCGGAATTATCCTATTCGGTCAGTCGTAAAAACTAAGTGAGGAGGGGAAACCCTCCTCATTTTTTGTTTAGGGGGTAAGCATGCCATTGAAAAAAGGTTATTCTCAAAAGACAATCTCGGCTAACATTAGCAAAGAGATGAAAAGCGGCATGCCTCAAAAGCAGGCAATTGCCGTTGCGTTAAGCACTGCAAGAACTGCGGCATTGAAAGCCGGAAAGCCAAGCAAGGCACCGGCCAAGAAAGGTAAGAAATGAAGTCTCCAACAATGCTGTATAAGCACCCAGGACAACACGAGATTCACGGCTCTACTTTTGCTTTCATCATTGTTGATGAGTGCGAGATTGCGCAGGCAATTAAAGACGGCTGGCATCTGACTACAGACGAAGCAAAAAGCGAAGTTTCGGAGGTTTCAGATTATACTGATGCAACGAAAGAAGCCCTGACGCAAAAGGCTGAAGCACTAGGAATTAAAGTCGACAAGCGGTGGAGCTTAGAAACTTTGCTTGAGAAAATCAAGCAAGTAGACACTGGAGAATAAAATGGCTGTTCAAGCATCTTTTGAGCCAAGTTACACACGTGGTATTACAGTTGAGCCAAGCACTGCCAGCGCATCTAGCGTTATTGGTGTTAAAAGCAAGGCGCTAGTATTCACTAATTTGTCCGCATCGGTTATTGCTTACGTTCGTGTAGGTAATGCTGGCATTACTGCATCAACCGCAGATTATCCGTTGCTGCCTAACTCTCAAATTAGCGTTAGCAAGTGCCAAGACGATACGCACGTCGCGTATATCACTGCGTCTGGCACTGGATCCGTACACATTATTCCCGGAGAGGGTTATTAATGTTTCCGGTGTCGCGCTCTCGAAGCCGATTTAGATATAAATCAAGCGCAGTAAGTGCGGGAGATTTATGGACCCCCGCACAGATCACTACGGCCCTATGGCTCGACGCTGCTGACGCGGGCACGATCACGCTCAACGGCTCCACGGTTAGTCAGTGGAACGATAAGTCTGGGAATTCTCGGAACTTTGCACAAGCGACTGCGGCCAACCAACCCGGGTACTCAAACCCAAACATTACGTTTGATGGCGCAAACGACGTACTTACTCGCAGCACTGGAAGTTTTGGGTACGGAACTGGCGATTTTGCAATACTTGCAGTAGTAGCGCCGACAGCAAGAACTTCGACATTTGGTTCTGAAATTATTTCTCAGCACCTTTATGGAGTATCGGCTGATTTTATTTTTCAAATAAGCACGGCTGGAAACTTGCGGTATTATGGGATTCATGGCGCTAATTTTGTTGCGTCATCTACAACGGTTCCGCTAAACACGCGCAGCATTGTTGAAGTTACGCGCACCAGTAACAATCACGTTCTCTACATTAACGCCAGTAGTGTCGGTTCTGCCATAATAGCGGCGTCAATTACAAATATCAGCCCACCTGCAATTGGCGGATCAGCTAACAGTAACAACAACTCCGCTTTTGCTGGCGCTATAAACGAAGTGTTAGTCGTGCCGACCACGCTATCCACCACAGACCGCCAGAAACTAGAAGGCTACCTAGCCTGGAAGTGGGGCACACAGGCCGACCTGCCAGTGGGCCATCCGTACAAAAACACACCGCCAACAGTATGACCGACTACCTAGTTTTTAGTACAGAGGCCGCTGCTAACACAGCGCTTGAGACGATCTATGCCAACATGGTTGGGGCCGTTAATGCACCTGACCTGCTGAATATGAAGACGGGCCAAGTGGTGCAGAAAGACGATCTAACCACCGATGAGGCGGTGAAAACTAGCGCTGATGACCGTCATTTCCCTGTGTTTGGAGTTAATGCTGCAACTGGCATAAAAGATTATGAACATGGCTATACAACCGCGTGGGCAGTTGCGCAGGAAACTGTTTCCGGCTCATGGGTGTTCGTAAAACCTGATGACTCACTTATGGGTGACGTTGTGGATTACACAGTCGCGCCGTATGACCCGGCGTGGTTTCCATCGGAGGTTGTAGATTATGGGATATAGCAAGCGCCAATTTATCGAGCAGGCCTTCGACGAGATCGGACTGGCCTCCTACGCCTTTGACCTCGGGCCAGAGCAAATGCAATCTGCCCTTCGGCGCTTGGACACCATGATGGCCGCATGGAACGCCCTCGGCATCCGCCTCGGCTATCCTCTGCCGTCAAGTCCGCAAGACAGTGACCTGGATGAGCAGACCAACGTGCCCGACAGCGCCAACGAAGCCATTTACTCCAACCTGGCGATTAAGCTGGCCCCGAGCTACGGCAAGCAGGTGATGCCCGACACCAAGGCTACTGCCAAAGAGTCCTACAACACGCTCCTGTCACGCGCAGCCATGCCAGTGCAGCAACAACTGCCCAGCACCATGCCGAGTGGGTCTGGAAACAAGCCATGGCGCGTCTATGACAACCCATTCATCCGTCCGCCCGTCGATCCGCTGTTAGCTGGCCAAGATGGGCCAATTGAATTCAATTAAGGAAAAACAATGCCAACCATCAACCAGCTCTCGGGCATCAGCCAAGTCTCTGGCGGCGATCTCTTGCCGGTCTATGTCTCCAACAACGGCGACGCACGCAAGGTATCGATCACGCAGTTGCTGCAATACTTCCAGCAGACGTTCGCAGCCCCGACCGTGGCCACCAACCTGTACACGCCAGGCACCGGCTTCAATATCACAGTGCCAACGCCCACCACAGAGCAACAGTGGATGGTCATCCAGCCTGCCGGCACTCTGGCCGCAGGCACGATCACGCTGCCACTGAATACTGGCGTCCCTGATGGCACACAAGTGCTGGTTACGACAACTCAAATCATTACTGCTTTCACGCTGGCCTTGAACGGCGCAGCAGCAGCCTTCGGCGCACCGACCGCATTGGCAGCAAATGGGTTTTTCACAATGCGCTTTTATCAAGCCACAAATTCCTGGTATCGGATTGGATAATGTCAGCCTACGCCAGAAAAGAAGGCCAGAACCCTAAAGGTGGATTGAACGCAAAGGGAAGGGCCGCTGCAAAGGCCGAGGGCATGAATCTGAAGCCTCCTGTCAAGTCTGGTGACAATCCGCGCAGGGCGTCGTTCCTGGCCCGTATGGGTGGCAATGCTGGCCCTGAGTACAAAGATGGTGAACCAACCCGGCTGCTGTTGAGTCTGAGGGCATGGGGCGCATCGAGCAAGGCTGACGCACAAGCCAAGGCAAAGAAAATCTCCGCACGGAACAAGGCGAAGTAATGCAAATTCAGATATTGAACGGCATCTATGCTGACTCCACCCCAGAGTTGCGCACCTCCTACCCGGTCAACATGGTGCCAGTCCCAAAGCAGTCAGGCATCAGTAACGGCTTCTTGCGCCCTGGTGACGGCATCGTCGCCAACGGCACAGGCCCAGGCACAGACCGTGGCGGCATCAACTGGAACGGCATCTGTTACCGGGTCATGGGCACCAAGCTGGTGTCCGTGGCCAGCAACGGGGCGGTGACAGTCTTGGGCGATGTGGGTGGCCCGGTCAACACGCTGGTGACGATGGACTACAGCTTCGACCTACTGGCCATTGCATCTGGTGGCCGCCTGTATTTCTGGGATCCGGTCGCATCCACACTCACACAAAATACCGATCCAGATCTTGGAGTTGTGCTGGACGTGGCATGGGTGGACGGTTACTTCATGACCACCGACGGGGCCAATTTGGTTGTCACCGAACTCTCAGACCCCACCCAGGTCAACCCTCTGAAATACGGCAGCTCAGAGATCGACCCAGATCCAGTGGTGGCTTTGCTCAAGCTCCGCAACGAGGTCTACGCACTGAACCGCAACACCATCGAGGTGTTCGACAACGTGGGCGGCGAGCTGTTTCCCTTCGAACGCATCGACGGCGCTCAAGTCCAAAAGGGCGTCATTGGAACCCACGGTTGTTGCGTCTACTTGGAGCGCATCGCCTTCTTGGGCGGTGGCCGCAATGAAGCCCCAGGCATCTACATCGGCGCAGCCGCCACCACACAAAAGATCAGCACGCAGGAAATCGACAACCTGCTTCTGACCTACACCGAGGCTCAGCTGGCTTTGGTCAAGCTCGAAGCACGCAACGACAAAAACCACCAGCACCTCTACGTCCACCTGCCAGACCGTACCGTGGTCTATGATGCATCGGCATCAGAGGCACTTGGAGATCAGGTCTGGTTTACCCTCACTAGCACCACTGTAGGCTTCAGCCAGTACCGCGCCAAGAACATGGTCTGGGCCTACGACAAGTGGCTGGTGGGCGACCCACAGAGCAGCGCCATCGGCTACCTGGTGCAAGACACCGGCCACCATTGGGGCCAGCAAGTACGATGGGAATTTGGCACCATCATTGCCTACAACGAAGGCAACGGCGCAATCTTCAACCGCCTGGAGCTTGTCAGTTTGACCGGCAGCGTGGCGCTTGGCAAGAATCCCCAGATCAGCACCAGTTACAGCGTCAACGGCATTGCATGGAGTCAAGATCGCAGCATTGCAGTTGGCACCACAGGCAACACCGCCAAGCGCCTCGCGTGGTTTCAGCAGGGCCACATGCGCAACTGGCGCATCCAGCGCTTCACGGGTGACAGTGACGCTCACATCTCCTTTGTTCGCCTTGAGGCACAGATCGAGGCGCTAACATACTGATGGCAACCGCACCATATTCACGCAAACTCAATCTGACCCGCGACCAGCTCGCGCAGTTCTTGACCGATCAGCAACAGATCCGCCAGTTCGAATTGCTTTTCTCTGCCGTTGATCAACTCCAGGTCATCGTCGGAACCGACTTTGAATATCAGGCAGACACAGCAGCAGCCACCGCAAACGAGGCCTTAGCCCAGATCAGCAGGCTTGCTCAGTCTTTGGAGTTGCTTGCCACTGCGCCAGCCATCCAGAACAACAACTCGGTGGTGACGGATTACATTGACCTCAGCGAAAGCCCTGCACCAACCAGCAAGACCAGACGTTTGTCCTGGAATACCACAGACCAGACCGTAAACCTTGGCATGGAATACGACGTGGTGCAGCAGGTCGGACTGGAGACATACGCTCGCGTGGCTAACTTCACCGGCATTACCATACCAAATGGCACCGTGGTAGGGTTTACCGGGGCCATACCAGACAGCGCACTGTCAGTGGCACCTTACCTAGCCAATGGAGCAACAAACACGCTGTACGTCGTTGGGGTGATGACGCACGACCTGCCAGACACAGGGCAAAAAGGCTACTGCACCGTCTGGGGTTTTGTGCGTGACGTAGACACCAGCGGGTTTACCCTTGGTGACATCCTGTACGCCAGCCCAACAGTGGCGGGTAAGCTTACCAACGTCAAGCCAACCGCGCCGAATAACGTGGTGCCCATCGCAGCCGTGCTGCAAGTGGGTACGACTGATGGCGTGATCTTTGTCCGGCCCACCATCGAGCAACAGATTTACTATGGCGAGTTCACCAAGACAAACAGCCAAAGCCCTGTTGCGGCCAATACAGCCTACCCATTACTGTTCACCAACACAGAGATCGCCAATGGCGTATCCATTGGCACGACAACCTCTGAAATTTACGTAGCTCAAGCTGGCTTATACAACATTGACGCTTCTGTACAGATTACTTCTAACAACAGCGCACAAAAATCTATTTGGGTCTGGTTGCGAAAAAACGGTACGACAGATTTTCCCAATTCAGCACGAGTCGCGTCTATTGCGTTGAACAACGGCTATTTGGTTGTGACATTGAATGAAGTTGCATCCTTACTTGCCGGTGATTTCATCGAAGTTATGTACGCTGCCGACAATACCAACGTCAGCATCGCCACTGTTGCGGCCACAGCCTTTGCGCCAGCAGCACCAGCGGTTATTCTTGCCGTCACCCAGACCGAACAATAAGGAAACCACCCCATGACCGTATCCATTAAAGTTCTGATCCCAGCAAAGCAGGCCGAGAATGCACAAACGACACAATACACCGCCACCAACTGCAAGGCCATCATCGACAAGTTCACCGTGACCAACACCAGCGCAGGCAACGTCACCATTAGCGTCAACCTAGTGACCAGCGGCGGCAGTCCAGGCGCTTCCAACTTGATCATGGACACCCGTGCCATCGCACCCGATGAAACCTACACCTGCCCCGAGCTGGTTGGCCAAGCACTCGAACCTGGCGGCTTCATCAGCACCATCGCCAGCGCAGCCACCTCGCTGACTATTCGCGCCTCGGGCCGCGAAATCACTTAAAGGAGAAACAGCATGGACAAATTCATGATGATGCCCAAGGGCTTTATGGGCCTGCCGGTCGCAGAGGAATTCATCACCGCATCCGAAAACAAAAAGAACACCCAAATGGTCATCGACGACTGGATGCTTGGTCCCGAGAAACCAAGCAACGAGCCCACAGCCAACAAGGTCTATTGGGTCGCGCTGGGCAACGCCATGCAAGTGGACGAGAAAGAAGCCCGTCGCCGTCGTTGCTCAAACTGTGAGTATTACGACAACAGCACCATGACACAGGCCAAGATGGAGCGCATCCCGCGCAACGATTGGGACACCGATGCCGGTTCCCGTGGCTACTGCACCAAATTCGACTTCATTTGCCACGACCTGCGCTCCTGCCAGGCCTGGGAAGAGCGCGAATATGAGATTGATTGAACAGGCCATTCAAATGTGGGACAATCGCCGCACTGAGCTGATCGAGCTGCCAGTGGCTCACCCTTCACAGGAGTGCCCAATGATCAACATCACGACTCAGGAAATTGAAAAGCAAGTACCAGCCGCGCACCTGCCAATCTATCGCCTCGAAGCCGAGCTGCTCAAGCTCCCACAGGTTGAGATGCCGGTCGATCATGCCTTCTGCAATGGCCTCTACGCTCGCACCATGCACATCCCAGCAGGCACAGTCCTGACTGGCGCAGTGCACAAAGAGGAATCATTCTTTTTGGTGCGCAAAGGCCAACTGATCGTAAGCACAGACAACGGCCCACGCACCCTTGGCCCAGGCGACATGAGCGTCTCCAAGATCAACACCAAGCGTGCTGGCATTGCCCTGACTGATGTTGAAGTGACCACTTTTCACGCAAACCCAAGCAACGAGCAAGACCCGCAAGCCTTGTGGGATATGTTCACAATTCCAGCGCCAGCACCAGCCCTCGGGGTTGTCCAAACAGCGCACCTGGAGGAATCAAAATGACATTCGGACTATCTGGCGCAGCACTGGCAGGCATTGCCGTCGGCGGCGCGACTCTCGTTTCTGGTTACATGCAAGGCGAAGCATCCCAAGACGCAGCAGCAGTCCAGGGTGCAGCATCAGAGGCAGGCATCCAAGAACAGCGTCGCCAGTTTGACAAAGTTCAAGAGCTGCTAAAGCCATACGCAGAAGCAGGCACAGGCGCACTCTCAGCGCAGCAAGCCTTCTTGGGTCTGCAAGGCCCAGAGGCAGAGCGTGCAGCCATCGAGCGCATCCAAGGCGGTCAAACCTTCCAGGCCTTGCAACAGCAAGGTGAAAACGCCCTTCTGCAAAGCGCATCGGCCACTGGTGGCCTGCGAGGTGGCAACATCCAGGGCGCACTGGCTCAGTTTCGTCCTGCCCTGCTTTCCAACTTGATCGAGCAGCAATATGGGCGACTTGGTGGTCTTACCACCCTTGGCCAAAACGCAGCAACAGGCACTGGAGCAGCAGCACAGACCATGGGCACAAACGTGACCAACCTGCTCGGGCAACAAGGCGCAGCAGCAGCTGGCGCTGAGATCGCCCAGGGCAGAGCATTCGGCGCAATTCCATCGGCAATTTCAGGCGGCCTCGGATTATTCAGTGGCCTTGGAGGTAAATTCTGATGCAACCCATCAACTACGGTGTCGAGATCCAAGACCCAACGCAATCGTTTTTGAGCGCCTTCCAAACTGGCGCGGCCATCCAGGACACTAGGCTCAAGCAAGAGCAGCAACAGCAGCAGATGGCCAATCAGAAGCTGATCCAAGAAGGCTTTGCAAAGCTGCGCCAGCCAGGTGCAACAGCAGCCGATTACGCCAACCTTGCCATGGTCTTGCCAGAGACACAGGCCAAAGCTGTGCGCGAGAGTTTCAGCATGTTGTCTGGCGAGCGCCAGCAAAACGCACTGCAACAATCTGGCCAGGTTTTTTCTGCCTTCAAAGCAGGCAAGCCGGAGATCGCCATCGGCCTTCTTGAGCGCCAGATCGAAGCCAAGCGCAACAGCGGCGACAACGAAGGGGCTATGTTCTTGGAGACCTGGCGCGACGTGGCCAAGGAAAACCCAAAGGCGACTGAGGATTATTTCGGCTTCACCATCTCGCAAATGCCTGGCGGTGACAAGGTAATCGAAAGCGCAGTCAAGTTGAGTGGCGAGCGCAGGGACGAAGCGCTGGCCCCGTTCAAGCTCCGCGAACAAACCGCCAAAGCAGGCGAAGCCGAAAGCAGCGCCCAAAAATCCGCCGTAGCCGCCAAGTTCGCAGAGTCCGACGCCGCCCTCGACCTGCAAAAGAAAGGTTGGGACATAACCAAGATTCAAAGCGACATCAACATTGCCAAGCAAAACGCCCGCATTGCCGCCATGAATGCAGCTACGGCCCGTGAAGGAAACCAGATCAAACGAGAAGAGAACCAACTCAAACTTCAAGACATGGTTCAGAAGCGCGATGAGGCCGTGCGCACAAAAGCTGCCGACCTTGAGTCTGCCCGCACGAACATGGACAACATGCTTAACACAGCCGACCGCATCTTGAAGACGCCAATCGGCGTGATTGGTTCAGCTGCCGGTCCGGTGTCGTCGCGCATGCCCACTCTCAGTCAGGATACAGCTGATTTCGAAGCTCTGGTCGAAACGCTTGGCTCGCAGTCGTTTATGGCCCAAATCCCCAACATCAAGGGCATGGGTGCCTTGTCCAATGCTGAAGGTGAGAAGCTCCAAGCCGCTCTGCAGAACTTTAGCCTCAAGCAGTCACCAGAACGCCTGCTCGAAAACGTCAAAGAAGCCCAGCGCCTCATCATGAAAGGCCGCGCCAACCTGGTTCGCAAGTCCGGCCTACCCGAGTCCATCCCCGACACCCCAGCCGTCCAGACAAGCCCCAGCGATATCGACGCCTTGGTCAAGAAGTACGGGGGCTAAATGGCAACACTCCAGCAACTCGAAACCGCGCTGCGCAACGCCGACAAAGCGGGAGACATGGAAGCGGCTCGCCGCTTGGCCCAAGCCGTGGTGCAGGCCCGTGGCGAATCCGCCAACCTGATCCCCGGCACAATCGTCCCAGGCACCGAAGCGCAAGCACCCGAGCCCAGCATCGGCCAGCAACTCATTGGCGCTGGTGAAACTGCGTTGACCTTGGGCACGGCGGCCACAGGTGGCACGCTTGGCACGCTGGCCGGAACTCTTCAGGGCTTGTCCCAGCAGATCCTCTCGGGTCAGTTCGGCACACCAGAAGCCATGCGTGCGGTCGAACAAGCCGCAGCAAAAGGCGCACAGGCGCTCACCTACCAGCCACGCACCCAAGCTGGCCAAGAACAGGTGCAAGCCGTGGGCCAAGTCCTAGCCAACGTCCTGCCACCAGTCCTGCCCATGATTGCGGCCCCTGGTGCTGTTTTGCAAGCAGCACGCACCGCAGCCCCAACCGTAGGCGCAGCCCGTCAGATCGGGACAGCAGCAGGCCAGCGTGCGGCCACAGCAACAGGCCAGGCCATCGCCAGACCAATGCAAGCGGCCACCACAGCCGTGCGCGAGACCTTGGGCATGGAGACCCCAGCCGTGGCCACCACAGCCCCAGCAACCGGTGCGCGTGTCTCAGGCGGTGCAGCGGCCACACCAGAGGCCATGCGACGCACCACCACGGCGGAAAGCCTGCCCGTGCCCGTCACCCTAACCAAAGGCGCGGCCACCCGCGAAGCACAGCAACTGGCCTTTGAGAAAGAGCAGATCAAAAGCGATCTGGGCGGCCCTCTGCGCCAGCGCGCCGAGGAAAACAATCTGCAAGCCTTGCAGAACTTCGACGCCTTGGTCGATATGACAGACGCCCAGCTCATGGACTTGTCCAGCACTGGCGGCGCTGTCGTCAAGTCTTTGACAGAAGGCCTCACAGCAGCCAAGAACCGCACCCGCGCCGCATACAAAGCAGCCGAGAACGCTGGCGAACTGGAGAACAACGTCACCCTCACATCGGTGGTGGACTACATCAACGAGAACATCCCAGAGGGCGATCTGGCCCCGGTACTCAAGGCAGCCCAGCAGAAAGCCATCGCAATCGGTGCAGCAGCTCCAGACGCAGACGGGAGACTGGTGGCCCAGCCCATCACTCTCAAGCAGGCCGAAAGCCTGCGCCAGACCTTTCAGCGTGCTGGCTTTGAAGGTGCAGACCAATTCCACGGCGGCAGCCTCAAACGTGCATTCGACGTTGAAACCGAAGGCATGGGCGGCGACCTCTACAAAAAGGCCCGTCAGACCCGCATCGACCAAGCACGCAAGTTCGAGAACCGCGCCATCGTTGCCCGTCTCATCAAAAACCGCAAAGGCATGGAAGATCCCCAGGTTGCAGCCGACCAGGTTTTCCGGAAGTCAATTTTGAACGGGTCTCCTGAAGAAATAACTTTCTTGAAGCGCGTCCTGGTCACCAGTGGCAAAGATGGCCAGCAAGCCCTCAAAGAGCTGCAAGGCGCTACCGTGCGCCACCTCAGAGATGAGGCCACCAAGGGCATGGGCATGGACTCACAAGACCGCCCTTTGATCTCACCAGCCAAGCTGCACCAGTCCGTGCAAGCCCTCGACGCTAATGGTCGCCTCGATGTCATTCTTGGCAAGAAGAATGCACAGATCGTGCGCGATCTCGACGACGTGGTGCGCTACGTCACCACAGTGCCACCAGGCACGCTGGTCAACAGCTCCGGCACAGCAGGCACGCTGCTCGCGGCCATGGCAGAAGCTGGGGCCACAGGCGCACTCACAGGCCTGCCATTGCCGGTGGCCTCTGGCCTGCGCCAGATCATCAAGATGCGCCAGGAAGGGCGCATTAAGGCCAAAATCAACGAGGCTCTTAATGCATTGCCACCCGTGCAACCTTGAGCGACAATCCACCATCCAGGAGAACCAGTAAATGTCCGCACTCTCGATCCAGCCAACCTATCCGATCTTTCAAGGCCGTGATGGGCAGCCACTGGAGAACGGTTACGTTTGGATAGGCGAGCCGAATCTAAACCCACAGACCAACCCAGTCGTGGTGTATTTCGATGCAGCCCTCACCATCCCAGCACCACAGCCACTGCGCACGCTTAACGGCTATATCTCACGCGCAGGCACACCAGCCCAGATCTACGTCAATGCCGTGAATTTCAGCATCTTGGTGCAGGACGGCAATGGCTCGATGGTCTACAACTTTCCAGAAGGCGCAGGCGCAGCCCCATTCGCACTGAAGGGTGCTAATAGCGACATCACCAGCTTAAGCGGACTTACTACGGCGTTGTCTGTCCTGCAAGGCGGCACGGGTGCAACAACCGCAGGCGCAGCCCCATTCGCACTAAAGGGTGCTAATAGCGACATCACCAGCTTAAGCGGACTTACTACGGCGTTGTCTGTCCTGCAAGGCGGCACAGGCACTACGGGTGGTGTACCAGACAAAATCCAGACCATCGGCGGCTCGGTAGCAGCGTCGGCGCTCACGGTCACGGCGGGCGCATTGGCTCTGGATTTTCGCAGTGCTACGCTCACCAGCGGCACGATCACCACCGTAAGCGGCACGCCCGCGAGTCTGGTTGTACCCAGCGGTGCAACGCTTGGCACAGTCAACGCGGTGCAATCCCGTATCGTGGTGCTGGCCCTCAACAACGCGGGCACGATAGAGCTGGCAGTCGTCAATATCAGCGGCGGCAACGACCTGACAGAGACAGGCGTAATCAGCACCACGGCAATCAGCGCGGCGGCTGACGTTGCCAACGTGATTTACTCCACCACGGCGCGAACATCGGTTGCTTACCGCGTAGTTGGATACGTGGAAAGTACACAAGCCACTGCGGGGACTTGGACCACTACGCCAAGCACGATTCAAGGACAAGGTGGGCAGGCTCTAGCGGCTATGAGTTCGCTGGGGTATGGGCAGACTTGGCAGAACGTCACAGGGTCTAGAACAGTAGGAACAACCTACTACAACACCACAGGAAAACCGATACAACTCCAGTTATCAGGGAACAACGCAACGGTTTCAACACTAACAATAACTGTCAACGGCGTGGCGGCGGTATCTGCGGGGCTAGGCGCAACGTTCCTTGCAAGCTACTCGGTGGCAATCCCGCCAACAGCTACTTACGTCGTTGCCGTCACAGCGGGTTCATTGGCAAATGTTACATGGACAGAACTTCGCTAAAGGCACCACATGAACTACAAAGCCCCCGACAACTCCCTGCACGTCATCGAGCCTGAGTACGCTCACCTGCTACCTGTTGGCGCAGTCCAGATCACGGACGAAGAAGCCGAGGCCCTGCGCCTTGCGGCTATCCCCGCACCCGTGCCCCCCACAACGCAAGAGAAGCTCGCCCAACTCGACGCGGACAACACGCTCACGCAGCGCAATCTCCGCAACACCATCATACTCATGGCTGAGGCGTTTAAGTCCGTCACGGGTGGCGCGGTAGACCTGTCCGCGATACCCGGTGTGGCGAAAGTTTATGCCGTAGAGGCCGAGGCCGCAGCACTGAGAGCTCAACTGTGATCGACCTGCTGATCCTACTGCTACGCCCTGCCGTGGCCTGTGCAGACGACCCCAAGCGCTAATCTGTTGCAGACAAAAACAAAATGCTTAAAATCAGGTGACTTAAATCATGGACGCAGTTATGGCCAATGAGATCGACCCAGTGAAATATGGAGTGCTCTGGGAGCGTGTGCAGAACTATGAGCGCAGGTTCGATGAGATGAGCGCCAAGATGGACAAGATGGAAAACAACGTCGAGAAGCTGGTGGCGATGGCCAACCAAGGGCGCGGCGGGTTTTGGATGGGCATGGCCTTCGTTTCATTCATTTCCAGCGGCGTAGGCTTCGCCCTGAGCTGGCTCAATAGATAACCATGTACAAGCTCGGCATACGCTCTAAGCAGCGGCTCAAAGGCCTGCACCCAGACCTGGTAAAAGTCGTCGAGCGTGCCATTGAAATCAGCACGGTTGACTTCACAGTTCTGGAAGGCCTGCGCACACCAGAGCGCCAAAAAACGCTTATGGAGGCAGGAGCAAGCCAGATCCTCAACTCACGCCACATCACCGGCCATGCCGTGGATCTGGGCGCTTGGATTGAGGATGAAGTGCGCTGGGACTGGCCTCTGTACCATAAGCTGGCGGCAGCCATGAAAGAAGCAGCCAAGCAAGTCAATGTGCCAATCGAGTGGGGCGGCGATTGGCGCAATTTCAAAGACGGCCCACATTTTCAACTACCAAGGAAATACCTATGAACTCAACTATCATCCAAGCCATTGTTCGCCACCTCATGACAACCGTTGGCGGCGGCTTTCTTGTGTCATTTGGAATCACCGGAACAGCGCTTGATGCCGTAGTCGGCGCAGTCACAACGCTGGCCGGTGTTGCTTGGTCCCTCTACGACAAGCGCAGCACCTAACCTGCTGGTTTTCCGAGAGTTGTACGGCTGTGGACGCATATGCATATGCCAGCATCATCAGGGTTTCGTGGGTCATGTTGGCTCCTTTGGTGCGAATAGAGGGCGGACTTCGTACACTGCTTTCCCCATGTAGCGATACGCTTGTAGTTCCCGCACTATTTCATTCACGGTTGACCCAATACGCGCCTCAATAGGCGTCCATTTTTGTGCGCCCGCATCTGGGTTGCCTCCGGGATTTGTCCAGCGAAATTCGTAGCCAGCAGGCTCAAGTGCCTCCGCGAGCGCATCGGACAGGGCTGCGCGAGCATCCTCTTGTTTCGTCTGGTGGTTCAAGGCTGCTCGCGCAAGCACATCTGCCAGCGCCATAAATTCATCGTGTTTCATGTTGGCTCCTTTGTCGTTCATTTCACGCGCCTCCTTTGCATTGCTCACAAATAAATAGCAAATACATGGCTTGCTGGTCCCTCGAAGCATCCCACGCAGCAGCCGACGCAGCAGCAGAAGCATCCCACGCAGTATCCCTCGCAGCAGCCGCCGCAGCAGCCCACGCAGTATCCCTCGCAGCATCCGCAGCAGCAGCAGCAGAAGCAGCCCACGCACCCCCCGCAGCTCTCGCAGCAGCTCTCGCAGCAGCTTTCGCAGCAGCTTTCGCATCATCCAATTCCGCTTGTGTTGCTTGGCCGCGCGCAAACTTCTCGGCGACATCTATGATCTTTATACTCCTTGGGTCAGTCATCAAATGCTGCACGCTGCGGGCGCACTCCACTGCAAAAAGTCTGATCTCTTTGTCGCGCCCATCTACTGCACTCAGGCACCATAAGGCATAGTCCAACCCATTGCTCTCAAGTATCACGGGTATATCCAACGGCTCGTCGTCTGCTTGGGTCTTGCCGAGGTTTTTGAGCAGCTTCTGCCAGCCCGCAGTGCACGGCAAATTAGCTCTGATTTTGTTTAGTGTTGTGTGCATTACGCACCTCCTTTGATGTTGTGGCGGCGCTCTGCAAACTTCACGCCGAGTTCAAAAACTTCAATGAAGCAAACGCTGTCGGCAATCCATACCTCTTTGCACCCTTGAAGAATCTCAGAGTTCATCAGTGGGCTAGCGCTTGGAGCGGCCCACGCCTCCATCATCTCAGCCTCTTTGGACCACGGTGCAAACGGTAGGCTGGTGCTTGGAGCGGCCTGTGGTTGCACTTCGATTAGTGTCCCATCAGGTTGTTCCTCCATGTGTCTAGTGCTTGGAGCGGCCATCTTGCAAACCAAACAATCTTCGCCAGGAAAGATTCCCTTCCAGCCGCAGACATTGCACAAATCCATTGCCTGCTGGTCGTAGGTGCTTGGAGCGGCCAGATCCAAAACTGCGTGTAGTCCGTCAATAACCTTTTCGCAGCCATTGAAAGCGGCGAGCAGTTCTTTGTCTGTTGGGGTTGTTGTGTGCATTACGCACCTCCTTTGACGGCTTCTGTTGCTTCCCGCTCGGTGTGGTTATCGTCGGCCTGGCGCTGGCCCATCATTGATGTGTTCATGCAGTTCATGCTTCGATCTCAAGAGTGCATTCCTCTTTTGAGAAAATTTTGATCTCGGTCGGATTGCCGTGATCGTCTGTCACAGTGATCGTCTGGCACACGAACCCCAGCATCCCTTTTTCGTCTTCGAAGCGTTTAGGCTTGCCAATTGCAACCGCTTGCGTGTTGTGCATGTTGATAACAATCATGACGACCACCATGCGACCAGCAAAGCAGCCATGCCAACACCAATTGCGAAAGCCAAGGCATAACCAGCCACGCGCTCCCAAAGCGGCTCTGCGCGGCCGTAGCCCTGCACCCAGGTGCAGTCGGCGTAGTTGCGGGGGGTTTTGTAGTTTTTCATGTCGTTCTCCTAAAAGGTGGGGCCAGTGGCCCCGGTTGATTAAGCTGCGGCCTTGCGTGCGTCCATGCGCGTGTTGACTTCAAACTGCTTGCTTGCAACGCACTTGATGCAGCGGTATGCAGGCGCTTCCATCTTGAAGTTTTCCCAATCGGTACTCATCGGGGTGCGCAGAATGTTGCGGCCACAAGCGGTGCGGCTTGTAAAGCCAGCGCCTGATTTGTTTAAGTGCATTTGGTGTGCCATGTCAGCTCCTTGCTGGTTTGGTTGTTGCGATACCCACATCTTACCACAATATCTCACAGTGCAATCAACCTAGGATAAACCCTTATATCGCAGTGATCTCCACATCATGCGGTTTACGCTTCCCATCCAGCAGCTCATGCAGGCGTTTCTCGGTCAGGCGGTGGCAGCGAATCATGGTGCGTGCAGGCAGCAAATCCAACAGCGCGGCGTAATCCTCCAGCACAGCACGCACGGCTTGAATCCCAGCACCGTCCAGCCGGATCGCGCCCCCAGCAGTGTTGCGGCGGCCAGCATGGGCCATCGCGGTGATGGCATCCATCAGCAAGCCAGAACTGTCCTCGCACACTTGCATGGTCTCGATCAGGGTCTCCATCAGGTTGACCGCATCCGATACCACCCGCCAGTCGTCTGTCGTTGGGCTTGGCGCTTTTTCCATGGCGGCCAGGCCTTCGTACATCCTGGTGAGCTGGTACGTTTTCCAGGCCAACGGCAGCGGCTCAGTCGGGCTGGCCATCATCTCATCGAGGATGGTGTAGTGCTTGGGCCTTGGCTTGCGCTTTCGCATCAGTACCCCCTCCAGATGCGCACATCCACCAGCCACAGGGATAAGAAGAACTCGCCATCGGTAAAACCAATGCCGAACACCGGCCACTTGTGCATCAGCGTCTCAATGCTGATCTTGATCTGCTTTCTCAACGGCATACAGTTTTGGTAATCGAGTTGTCACGTGCTTTGGCCTCCAGCGCCTGCTGGCGTGCCATCTCCAACTTGATGCAGTGCAGGATCTGCGCGGCCAAGGTGCGGGTGTCCGCCTCGGCCATTTTGCGAAGATCACGCTCCACATCAGCAGGCAGCCGCAACGTCATGTAGCGGTCTTTGATCTTGTCAGTGGGCATCAGTCAGTCCCTCCAGCGTTGATCACTTCCTCGAACATTTCAATGGTTGCACCAGCGCCAGCCAGCTCAACGGCCGTGCCACCGGTGAGCAGGCTCACTAGATCACCCTGGCCAGCCACCTTGATGTTAAAGCGGGTCTGGGCAGCATGGCGAATGGCCTGCGCCTGGTTGTTTGCGTGAATCAAGCGGTGGCGATTGGTCTCCACATCCGTGACCAGATAAATGCGTGTGCTCATGGTATAAATTTTCCTTCGTTAAAAAAGGCCTGAATCTGCCCTTTTGCAGCCTCAGCACCTTTGCACACTTTAACACAATAACCCACTTCTTCGAGGTATTTGATCCAGTCCTTTTGCTCGGCACTGACCGCCCCACCCTTGGTGCGCTTCATCTCCACCCACAAGCGCCAGGCAGGAATGAACAGATCAGGCACACCAGAAGACACACCCTCGGCCTTGAGTCGGCCAGCGGTGGCAGGGCTTCGCGCCCCACCGTTCGGGATCGCAAAGATCCGCACCCCTTTGTAATTCTGGCGAAACCAGCGCACCACCTCGCGCTGCTCCTCATGCTCGGTCGGTATGCGCTCGGCGGTCAAAACGGAATCTCCAGCATCCACTTTGGGCATTCGCCCACAGCCTCGGCAAACTCGGGCGGTGGCTTCATGAAGAACTCAACACACAGCCCATCGGTGCCGTAGTTCTCGCACGTGTGGCAGCAGCGCGGTGGGCCAGCGCGATCCCACTCGCGCCACTGGACCAGGAACTCTGGCTCTGGTGGTCGGCTCATGATTTCTCCAATCGTTTGGCAATTTCATTTGCTATTTCATAGCATCGTGTCATAGCAATCCGCTTAGGGTGAGTGGCATCTATTGGCACCCCATCGTGCAGCATCTGACTTCCAATTTCTTCAAGACAAAGCCATGCTGATTGCAGCAAGTATTCATCAGGAGTGAAGTCCTCCACATTCGCACATTCACATCCAGACTTCTTACAAAAGCCACCACAAGACGAACATTGGCGTACTTCTTTCATTCCACACCACCGTTCTGCGCCCACAGTGCAGCCTTGCTTGCCAGGAAGAATGCCTCTGAGCAGGTCAGTCTAGATGACCGGATGTAAAGCACACCGCCTTCGGTGTATCCACAGATCAGCACGTCGGTCAGGTGGTCGCATTCGGCATCGACAAGTGCTGACTCGATGGCTTGCTGCGCAGTCATATTTGTGCTTGGTGGTAGGCGTATTATGTTGCTCATTAAAGTACCTCGTAATCGTGAAAAATAACTCCAATCGATGCGTCTCCTACTTTGCAATCCCTGACCCACATTGCGGTCTCAGGATCAGGAGCAAGCCTGACAGCTTGCTGAATAAGTGGTGTCATTCCCAGCTCCTTTTCATCACTCTAAAAAATTTCCCGTCCTTGCGATACTCGATCAGCTTCGGCGGCGTGGCGTTATTCATGTTCTGCACCATCTCGATCATGCTTTGCACATTCAAACCACCAGGCACAATGCTGGCGCTGTTCGCAATACTCAGCAGCAGGCCCATCGCTCTCTGGCCAGCGTAACCCTCGTGCATGATCGGCAAGTATTCAGTGATCGGCGGGTCACTCAGCCCCCCGTAATAAGTCACCGCCAGCATCTTGATGCCAGACGCCCTGCTCGTATGCTCACGCCAGGCCCAGCTTCTCACCTCCAGCTCTTGGCCCTCTAGCCCCATTATGTCGTCATTTCGCAACACCATCGCCTTCTTCACAGGCTCAGGGAAAGCCGCACCGCACGCAGGGCAGACCTGAACCGAAATCGGGCACAGCTCCCCGCACTCGTCGCAAACCTTTATCGGTGCCTCGCCATCGCCAGAACTCCCCTTCTTGGGTGGCTGGACCGCCGTAATCGGCCCGTGCATTTCCACCACTCCAGCAAAGTCCAGGACTAGGCAGTGATCGGTATGACTCTTAACCCTCATGCCCCGGCCAGCCATCTGCACATACAGGCTGGCGCTCATGGTCGGCCTTAGCATGGCCACCAGGTCAATGTCGGGGTAGTCAAACCCGGTCGTCAACACGTTGGCATTCGTCAGCGCGCGCAAGCGCCCAGCCTTAAAGTCGGTCAGGATGCGCTCGCGCTCCTTCTTCGGGGTTTCCCCGGTCACACACTCAGCGGTGATTCCCTGCTGGCGCAGGGCTTCGGCAACGTGCTGCGCGTGCTGCACACCAGCACAGAAAAACAGCCACGCCTTGCGCTCTCCAGCCAGGGCCATTACCTCGCGCACCACAGCATGGTTCTTGTCGTCCGTGTCCACGGCGGCCTGTAGCTCGGATTCGATGAATTCTCCTCCGCGCTTCTTCACCCCGGTCGTGTCCAGCTTGGCCTTGGTGACTTTTGAGCGCAGGGTTGACAGATAGCCTTTGAAGATCAGCTCCTCGATGCTCACAGGCGTCAGCAGGTCATCAAACATCGCAGGCTTTTCAGTTATCAGGCCATGCCCCAAGCGGTACGGCGTGGCCGTCAGGCCAATCACGCGCAGGCTCGGGTTGATCGCTTTCAGCTCGGCCAGCAGCTTGCGATAACCGCCCTCGTCTTTGTGGTTGACCAAGTGGCACTCGTCGATGATCACCAGATCAATGTGGCCAAGCTCTCGCGCCTTGCTCCGCACCGACTGAATGCCAGCAAACGTGATCGGCTCCCCCAAGTCCTTGCGGTCAATGCTCGCGCTGTAGATCCCCATCGGCGCCCCAGGCCAGTGCTGGCGCATCTTCTCAGCGTTCTGCTCAATCAGCTCCTTGACATGGGTCAGCATCAGCACACGGGTTTCGGGCCAGTTCTGCAAAGCATCCTTGCACAGCGCGGCCACAATGTGGCTCTTGCCAGATCCAGTCGGCAGCACCAGGCAGGGATTGCCCAGGCCACCGGCCTCGAACCAGGCATACAGCTGGTCGATGGTGCGCTGTTGGTATTCACGCAGCATGGCTTCCCCACTGTTTCGCCATCGCGTCAGCAATGCCTTGATAAGTCTCGCTGCGGATCTTCCAGCGGTCGGCGCTCGGGGCCAGCTTGTTTTGTCCACTGGAGGTCTGGTTGCCCCAGCGCGGTCTGGCCTTCTTCTCGCCATTACAGTTTGCGCACCCATACTTTCCAGCACCATCAGGCAATTCGATGCCACAGCACACCCAGCGCGGATCGACCAGCTCGGAGGCCACCAACTTCGGCAGACCCTTCAACCACAAGCACGTTTTCTTGCTGGCGTCGTGGCCAAACTCGTAAGGGTTGATGATCTGGTCTGGTGGCCGGATACGACTGGAAATCACGCTGACAGGATTCTCGATTGCGATGCGCTCGATAGGTGCATCCATCAGCAGGCGCACAAAAGCCAAGGCATCCTCAGTCAATTGCGGGTCACGCAGACCACGGGTTGTCCAGTGCATTCCAGACACACTCAAATATGTGCATGGCGGATGGGCCACCATCAAATCCCATTTGTCGTGCATCACATCGCGCACATCCCCTTGGTAGTGCGGCCCAAGCTGATCTGT